AACTAATAGATATAAAAAGATTTTACTGCATTTTTTTGATCTGTTGATAATGAATTGTAATCAGCAGATGCAATTTTCCACTCTAATAAATAAGTACCTGTAAACATTGTTCTTTGTACTTCTGTTCCTGTATTAGTTCCATCAGATGTTTGTACATAAAAATCTCCTCTTTGTATTCCCAATGCTGTGAGTTGTGCTATTGTTGGAGGATTCGCTGTGCCATATCTAAGAGATTTCAGAGGTTCTTTTGTTGCTAATGCTGTTGTAACAGATGATGTTGTAGCATAGTTCGCAGACAAATAACTCGTAAGATTCATTCGCATAAAAATGCTATTGTCCGAGTTAGCCAAATAAACATAATAAACCGCCCCTGTAGGACTTGTAACACTATCCGTTGTTTTCCCAACCTTAGAAGCTATCTCAGCGTTTTTAGCAGCTGATAATTTCAAAGGATTAACAGAACTGCCGACACCTTCCAAACTGCTATCTGTATTGATAGCTGGTAAACCGGCAGCGGCGTTCACCTTCCAACATTCGATGATATTGGTTTCAGGATTGTACTTTAGTTTTTCATAAGTTTTCGGTAATATAATAAACGGCGGTTGCGCTGTCGTAAATCCTTTGGAAAGTCCAGCAGTTGTGGAATTAGGAATGCTAAAATTTAGATTTGTATCGTTGTATATCCAAATCTCCAAAGCCCTGCTGGTTTCTTCCGAGAATACAATGGACTGTAAAACCTTTGGGATATCATTGGTGCTTCGAACTTTAAATCGTGTCCTTTTGTCTGTTATGTTTATCGAAAAATTGGTGCCGGCTGAAACTGTAATAGTTTTCCAACTTTCTTCTTCTTTTTCTACAAAGCCGCTTAAAACTTCCGGGTCAATATGGCTTCCTGTTGGCGTAACTAAGATCAAACGAACGTGGACATCCCCAGACTGCAATGCCGGCTCCTGTGGTTCCTCAGATTCTAAACCTTCCCGCAGGAAAAATAATCCATTTTCTGCCCTTGCAACAATTCTCAAAAACTTGTTTCCGGTGGTAACAGGTGTGAAAGGTAGTGTATTAGAAAAGTTTCTAGTCAAAATTTGACCGTTAATCCGCACCTTGTTAGAGCCAGAAGAATGCACGCCAACAGTCACGCTGTTGGTTGTCGTTGTTATTTCTCCAATAGAAATTACCTCGTTAGAATTGATCGTAAATGGCAACTGATTTTCGGGAACTACACCGTTAACCAGATCAGCTTTTTTGTTCAGAGTAGTTGTCAAATTTGAAACATCCGACATTGGAATAGCCTCGTCTTTATGGCGGAAACTATCCAGCCAAGACCAGAATTGCTCTTGGTTTGGCTTTTTCAAATTCCGAAACCACTCTTTGATGATATTGATATCTACTTTTGCCATAATTAATTAATTCCTACAAAACGAATAAACTTCACAATTCTGGACGGTTGGATGTTGCTGTGTGCTTGTCCGCCTCCTTTTGATGCGGTTCTTTGATTTCTATAACTTGTGTGAGGGCCGTTTGGATAATTTCTATTACCAATAACAGAGCCTCCTCCGTAGTCACTATATAAACCCTCAGAGCCCTGCTCATGATAGTGTTCCGGGATTTGATTAATATCCAAAGTAATTTCTTTTGCTCCGACCGTATTTCCAAGACTTCCAAAATTGATGTCTCCAGAGTTATGCCCTACCGGAACATTACCACGCATATCGGTATGTTCTACCCATCCTTGCGGAATTTCTTGCGCTGGCCTATCCCAGATGGCAACTAAGCCGATAGGCACGGCCTTCTCAACTTTCAAAAGACGGTCTTCTAATTGGAATAGATTCAGTGGTCTTCTGAATGAAGCCCACGGATACGATGGGTTGCCTTCTCCAAAAGTGGCATAACGTTTATAAATAACGGACTTTTGCGAACCATCTTCAAAACCTCGCGAATCAGCTTCTTCAACGATTGTAACATTGGCAGATATTTGACCACCTTTGAATTCTAATAATTCGCCATTTATGCGGACGTAACCGTTAGTTACAAAACCGCCACCTCCAACTTCACAACCATCAATAATCGCAAAATTACCAGCCATTGCACCGTGTGCATTGAATATACTGTATGCAGTTTGTCCAGCGTCTAGAATTTGCGTTGACATCGGAAAACCGCCAGCTTGGTTATAGTCTATCTTATTCATATTAGAATCTTATTATTTTGTAGCGTTTGCTCGCTAATTTGTAAAAATCAATCAAAGCCGTCATTGCCGGCGTTGAGTAGGTTAAATTATTCGGCACCTTAACAATGAAATCAACACCTGTGTCGCTGTAATCTTCATCTCCGTGGAGGTACATTGTGCCTAGCCACTTTGGCTTTTGTTCCGCATCCGTGTAGATATATTGCCTTGTGTAGGAATTTCCACTCGTGATAACGATTCGTCTCTGTGTCGGATCAAATCTGTCATTCAAAGCTTTTCGCAGACAGCAGATTTGAGAGTTATGATTCAGCTTATAGAGGTTATCAGTCCGGAACTGCAACCACCGGTAATGAATATCTTCTATACCACTCACAATTAATTCCAGCCACGCTTTCATTAACTTTCCCCTCAAGAATGTTGGCGTTAAAATGATTGCCAATCGCTTCCAATTAACCGTTTGCCACATAACTGATATTATCAAAGTTTTCGATTTGGAAATATCCCGAGGTCGGAATTTTCTTCACCGCAATATTTTCAAAGTTTCCGTAAGAATTTCCACCTGTTCCAATCCACTTAGACTGCGCATTGACTAAATGAGGAATTTTCACACCTTCAGTCGCTTGTAACTTATCTACAAGTGAAGCTAAAATCAATTCGCCATTGAAAGGCAGTTCTTTCATAAACTCATTCAGCGCATCTTCAACAGGTTTTCGACCTGTAAGAATAGAAACGCCATCAGCGGTCAAAATCAACGGATCATAATATATTTGCATCTGGAGTTTAAGAATGTCTGGCAGATAATTAATCACTGTGATCTTTACGCCTGCATCTTTAATTTCCTCGATATAAGCAGAGAAAGAATCCAGAATGCCGTCATCTATCGGAGACAACACGCCAGAACTGTCTTCTGTGGCTATTTTTACAATTAATCTACTTTCTGTGATACTTTCTGTAACAGCGGAATATTTAATGATTTTTGAAGCTTCAATTTGCTCATCTGCCGCAGAACCATTCTCAAACTGATCAGAATCTTCTTTGAGATCAAAACCATATTGGAAAGCCAAAACTTTATTTCTATACCAGCGCAAAGTGTGCGGTTTAAGCTGTGTGAGAGCTTCTGAAACCTCAGCTTTGTGCGTGTCGAAAATGGTTTCTAAAATAAAAGAACCATAGGCGAAAATCCACAACCATAGACGCCAGATTGCGGTCTTGGATGTAGAGCTAAGAGCGCTTAACCTTTCGTCCGCTTCTTTTTTAGCGACTAAATCTGCATATATTACTTCTACACTTCTTGCCATTTTATTGTACTATAAAATCGTTATTAATTCCCCATATTGAGATTCCTTCCTGTTCTTCCTGTTCATCATCAGATGATACTGTAACATCCGTTGCTGGCTGTATCGCTCTACTTGCATAATATTGCAACACATCAGTATCATTCACAACAGTAGCAGGAATAATCAACTCCGTTCCGGCTTCCAACTCAGCAGATATAGCCAAACCGTTTGCTTTTGCAATTTCAAAAGCGTTCTGTGCGCTTCCTGTGTGCTGGATAGCGAAATCTAATAGTGATTGATTATGTAGAACTGTTGCCATTACTCAACCTTTCCGTTTAATTGCTTATATTTTCCTAGCTCGTGTGTTAATCGGTCGATTTTCTCTTCCAATTCACGAATCGTATTTTCTGCTGCATTAAATCTGATGATTGAGTTTTCCAAGCGCAAACCCAAATCATCTACCATTTTTCGGTAGTAATCCAACAGTTTTTCAGCATTTTCAATTTGGTTCGTCTCAACTTCCGCAGATGCTTTTTTTCTCCCGAAAAACCAGCCAACAAAGCCAGTGATTAATCCAGCTATCAGCGAGCTGATATGCGGTTCTAATAGTTCTTTCATTATTAATAGTTTGCGTCTATTGTTAACTGCAGATCATCTGCAATATTGATTGAATTTACCGCCATTCCGTCACTTATGAACTCCTGCCGGATTGCTCTGGCATAGTCCGATGGATCGGCATTTTCTAAATATCTTTTACTCGCCACGCCTGCTTTTGGATATTGCTTATATTCTCCTTTCTCCGCCAATATCAACGCCTGTTGATGTTGAAAGGTGCTTTCTCCGACGAAGAAATCGCCATTTTCGATTTTTAAATCGAGAGTTTCGGAAAGTAATATATCTTGTGGCATATTATGTCATTTGTCCTGTTTGCGTGGTTGCAGATCCTGTTGTTGTTACAATGCCGGCTTTGATGAATTTTTTGATTGCTGCCGCCATTTTTTGCGCTATTCTTTCTCTGGATTCTTCCGGGCTTTCGTCGGCTTCCGCCTCTGTTGTGAAGATTTCCAAAAGATCTTCTATCAATATTGGTTCTGCTATCTCTAAACTCATTTTAAAAGCTCTTTAAAGTCATTTTTAATACTTTCAAATTCCGGTTGCAAAACCAATTCTATCGTTACGCCGGTGTTGGTTTTATAACCTCTTTCGACAACCGTGAAAAGACGTTCAAACAATGATAATAGATTTTGATTGTTTGCTTCTATCAATATTTTCTCTTCAACTTCTATTTTAGCGGTTGGCGTTACCCAGAGAAATTTCTCGGTTTCATCCTGCGCTACAACCATCCAATCTTCGTCATCTTCTATTCTGATAGCCAATACATAACTCCCAATTTTGGGCACTTGCAAAAAACTTTGCTTTCCGCTCAATACTGGGCGAAGTCGCACGTCCAGATATTCCTGCCTATCTTCATCTATCAATATGCAAGTGGCATTATCTTCATCTACCGATTTTACAACAGCAATATTGCTTACTGGCGGACCGTGGCGTTTTGCCATCTTCTCCAGTTCGTCTCTAATTTGTTGCGGTGTTGCCATCTATCAAAAAACCTAAAGTTGCTGTCTGTCTACCCCCTCCTGTTCCAAAGTCTCCCGAAATAGCTTCTACAAAGTAGCTTCCGCTTTTTTCCGGAAATCTGTAGCCATTCACATCCATTCGCATCCCTTTATTCACATAAGGTTCTAAGAACAATTGAATGTTACCTTCATAACCTTTATAATTCTCTTTTGTTTGTAGCCTATTGGCTATTTGTTTCAGAAATTGACTGGGAATTCCTGCTTTTATCTTCAGTTCTTTTTCATCGCTGTATTTTTTTTCGTCCGGCTTGGTTTTTTTAACCTCGCCTTTTTGGTTTTTTTCTTTGATAACAATTTGAACCGTTTTATCAACTTTTTTCTTCTGGAAATCGTCATCAGAAACAGTATTCCAACCAATTGCTATTTTTGCGGTTTTCTGCACTTTTCCGAACAGTGTTCCTACAAAAAGCTCGTTGAAATTGAAATAAACAGCAAGTTTGCATTCATTCTTCAACCATTCCAGAACTTGTATTCCCGTGGCGTTTTTAAACCGCACATTCGTTAATGGTATATCTGGAATTTCACTCGACAAAACAATGTCTGTTCCTGTAATCAAATCTTTTAAAAGCTGTTTAACACTTATTTTTCGATAGGTTTTATTGAAAATCACATCATACAGCTGATAGGCATAACCTTCGCACTCCAGTTCTACTGGAATTCCCATCTTGACATTCCTCACAAAGCCTTCAAACCTCTTAACATTTCTCTTGTTATAACCAAGATAAACACTCACTTTATCGCCTTCTTTAAAAGCATATTTTTTACTTTTCTGAGAGTCGGCATTAAAATCCCAAGTTTCATCTTTATATTCGTTGACAAGGTGCGTCCTTCTCGGCAATGTTATGACACAACTATCTACGAAGGTATTAACGTCGGTTTTCCATTTCACGGATGATGGCTTTATGCCTTTATACTCGCCAATTGTTATATCGCTAGTTAGATAGAATGACATCGTCTTGAAATTCTAAGTCGGTTATAAAATCACTTTTGCAAGTCATTGTGAACGGACGAATCCAATGGCTCTGACCTTGCACTTCTGGGAATTCTAATTCTGTAATAATGATGCGGCAACTTTCTCTTAAAAATAATTCAACAAAACCACCGTGGAGACTTTTCTCCATTGTACTTTCTTTAAGTGCTACCAATATTTTTATTTGATCTTCCGGTACTTTTCTATCTTTTCCAATTAGAAAACCACGGATTGTGAACTTATAATCGTCAATACTGACGATCTCGTTAACTGTCCCCTTGCGCTCAATTACCGGCGTACTCACAACATTTGTCACGAGATTAACTGCCGTGGTACAAGTGTTTATGACTATATTGATACCTTCCCACTCTTTTTTATCATTGGGCATTTTTTTATAATAACCACCTCGCAACTCTACCGGAAACCAAATATCCTGTCCGTATTTTCCTATTTTATTGAATTCTATATTATCTTTTGAATAATGTATGGTTCCTCTTGGGTTTTCGTTTGTTTTTTTAACTACAAAAGGTTCTCTTCCAAAGTATTCTTTGTAGAGCTTTATTAAGTCGAAAACGTTAGCTGTTGTAGGAGTCATATTACATTACTTTTGCACCGTTGTAGATTACTCTTCCCAGGCATTCCATTACTATTTTCTCTAATTCGTCGGCAGATTCTTTTCCGTTCATTGTGGTAAATTGGATATTATCAAAAAATTTCCCAACAGAAACATTAATCACTTTTGGTCCACCGCCAGAAATTGTTTCACCCGTTTTTTTAGACGACTCTTTATTTTTCTTGGATTCTTCTGTTGAGCTTAGCAAACTGCCTTTTCCGCTAAATCTTGTTAAATCGGCTTTGTAAGCATCAGATTTTTCGATAGTACCTTTGACTTTGATCTCGCCATCGCTTCCTATCATATCTTTAACCCACTTGTACATATTTTCCAAGCTGTCAAAGATGGGAGCAATCACATTATCCCAGATCCAACCGATTTTATCGGCAATCCAAGAAATTGTGAGAAAAATACGCTCTGCAACCCAGCCGATAACCCGGAAGATGTCTTTTAATATCTCAGATTTCCCGACCCATTCTATCATGCTCCAGACTATTTTCCCAACCAATCCGAAAATACTACCAACAAAAGTGAATATAATCTTGACATATTTTCCAACAATATCCATCCACCCGCTCCAACTGCCGGAATCGTTCATAATTCCTTTTACAAAATTGGAAACTGCAGCTATTCCTGGTCTGATGTAAGATAAAATCGACTGGCCTATTTTCATAAAACCAATTACCAGCGGTGCAATAGCATCCCCGAGATCTACAAGAGCGTTTTCTCCCATATCCTTCATAGCGTTCCATTGCCCAGCCATAGTCTTTCCTTGCGCTTCCAAAGCGCCGGCATAGATGCCGCCTTCGCTCCTCGCCATTGCCAGAGCTTTTGCAAGCTCATTGTAGCTCACATCCATTTCTTTGACTTGGTCGATAGATTTTCCGGTACTTCGGGAAAGCATTTCATAAATGTTTATGCCGACCATTCCAAACTGTTTAATATCCATCGCGGTAGCCTTTCCTACAGTTTTGATTTGTTGCATATTCGCCGCCATCCGGCTCAATTCTGCATCACCACCGCCAACTGCCGCTATGGCGTTAGCGAGATTCATCGTATCCTCCCTTGCATCTTTAGCATTCAGTCCGGCAGAAATTAACGCACGATTTACACCGAGTAGAGACTCCGTGCCATAAGGCGATATTTCTGCATCTTTTCTGATGTTGGCATAAGCTTCTTCCGCACCTGATTTTCCGATAAATGTTGAAAGGCCTGTCACAGCCTGTTCTTTTGCCATGCTTCCTGCAATGGCAGAACCTATACCGTCTTTTACTATGCCTAAAAACGCCGTTCCCGCTCTCATCGCCATATCGGCGGCAAGATTTCCTGTAAAAATACTTCCAAAGCCAGAACCACCAGAATTTCCACCAATATTGCCTGGATGTTTCCCCGACATTCTTTGCGGGCTGGCGAGTTCTCTTTTTGCTGATGCAATTTGACTACTTACCGTAGATGTTCTGATGACGTTTTCCGTCTGTTTTATTTTCTTCTGGAGTTCGTCGTAGCTTTGACCGAGAATCTTATTTTTCTGATTGACTTTGTCGGCGTGCTGTGCCATCTTATTAAAAGAAGTCTGAGAAGTGGCGCTTAGTTTGCCTAAGCCGCCACTCATCAGATCTTTCATTTTAAGGACAAATTCAACAATATTACTCACGGTTTACAACTTTCTTTCGCCCTGTTCTTTCCAGATTTCGAGCGCTATTCCTGTGCGGTAGAAGAATTTTTCTTCTCCCCAATTTTTTAAGGCATCTGCTCCGAACTGCATTGATCCGAAAACGATGAGAAATTCTATTCCCGCCTCTTTTTTTTCGTAGGCATATTTGCCAGATTCGCTAGCTGCGAAAAAACTCGCCTTTCTTGCCTTCTAGGATATTATTGATCTGAAGGAAGACTGCAATAAACAAGTCTTCATCTTCAATCAATTCATAATCGCCATCAATCCATAATTGCTCTACAATCATTGCCACCGCCTTGCTCATTCCATTGGTTCCGATAGCGGTAAGGTAATCGCCTAGATCTTCCGCCAATGGTGGGCGCAGAATCGCCAGTTTGTCCTCTACTTTCAGATAGATAAGTTCACGGTTGCCATATTCTTGCTTCCATTCGTCCAGCTTTTTTTGCGAGAATTTGGAAATAAACGGCGTAAAATCTTTAACCTTATTGGTTTTGGATTCTTTTGCTTTCGATTCTTCTTTCGCTTTTCTTTTGGCGAAGATTTCTGATAGATTTTCCTTTGACATTGTTTTATTTTTTTATTAATGAATTAATTGTCTGCTCATTGCGATGAATGGCAATGTTATTTCTCTGTTTTTCGCACCCTGTTCCATCGATACGCCGTCCTCTGTGAACTGCACACCGGTAGAGATGTAGGTTTTCAGTTTATCTGTAATTCTTCTTTTGAAAGAAATAGTGATGATAATAAGCTCGTGCGGTACTTCTGTAATATCATCATAGCCGGCATCTTGCGCCGCCTTGTTCATTGCGTCAGCTTCGAATCCTAGCAACTTGATATTGCCTTCGTACTTTTTGTTCGATTTCATAATATCAATCGGTTCGTCGCCAGAACCATACAAATGCTCTGCATCTACGGTCTTTTTGCTTTCAAAACTTCGCAGTCCTTTGATTACTCTGTTAAGGACTTTAACTTCAAAATGAGACCAAGCACATTCTGATGATGTAATATTTACGTTTGGCATTTTTGTTTATAAATTTTGCGTTAATCCAAGATTGACTACTATCCAAGTCATATATCCGAAAGGCTGGATTTTGACTTGCATTTCTACCGTACTGGTGTTAATTAAATCTTGATCTGTCGGTACAATAACATCCAAATCGCTGATTTGTTCGCTCATCTGCGCTCTGATTTGCGCTTTGATGGTTTGCTCAAGATAGGCTGCATCTGCATCATTGATAAATCCTTCCTTTGTCACTCGGATAGAAGTTTCTAGAAAAGACGTCGTAGTTGCGGCTGCAATTCTCTGCGCTTTGTCAATCAATCTTCCGTGTACCAGAATTCTGAAATCATCATTCGTACACATATTATCACGGCCAAAGAAATAGCCGGAAATCCCTTCACGGATATGGAAGACGATAAATCCAGAATCTGCCAGCGCATCCAATTCCGAAGGCGTGAATTCTTCAACTTTCTTCGTTCCGATATAAGCGGCAGTCATCGACAGTGCGCCGTTGGCTCCAGAACCAATCTTTGTATGTGCCGGATATTTAACCGCTCTTGCGAGAGCTAGACCGATAGAAGCTGCACCGTCATTGGTGGAACCACCTAGAACTACACCGGTAAATCCGTTAGTTGCAGAGTTAGGATTGTAGGCATTCGCCACCGAACTGTTTACCACACGGCCTTCAATTAAGAATCTGCACGGTCTGTTGATAGATTGCTGGTATTCTCCCAAAGATTTAGAGGCGGTTACAGCAGTCGCAACATCCGAATCCAGAAAGGCTGTTCCTCCGTTGTATGATCCGGCAGGTTTTCTGCCTATTCCAATAATATTTGCTTTTCCAAGTGATTGTGTGAGCAGTTTTTTAGCCCCGTTGGCGTTGGTGCTGGTTACAGCCTGCGTCATCGTCATACTGTCTTCTACGCCGAGAATCCATAGTTCCATAGATCCACCAAGCTCTGTATAGAATTCTGCCAGAATCTTATGAATGTAAGGTTCTGCGGCTTCTGTATAGCCTTTAGTTTCTGCATCTGGCAGAGAATAGACGGTGTTTACAACGCCTATCAAACCAACTGTGGAGGCGGTAGCAACGATACCGGGAACGCCATCTGTGATGACAACCTGTCGTTGCAAATTGTTTGAGCTAACGTTGGTAATTACCTTCGGAGTTCCTGTTCCTTGTGCCATTATTCAGCGGTATTTAAAGTGTTTTTAAAATTGTTTAAAGCAGTTTTTAAAGTCGCTGCTTTTTGGTCTTCAGTTTCGATTTTGAAATGTTTTGCAAACAGCTTCAAATCGTTGTAGTCTGCGTTTTCGATGTCCGTGTTTTTGAATTTCTCCAAAATTTCTGCATCATTTTCTGGCTCTATTTCGGCATCTTTTTTTTGCTCAACATCGCTTCTTTTATAAGATTCGATTTCTTGAATTTTCAAGTCGTGCTCCTGCGTGTAGCTGGTTGCATAGCCGAAAGTGTGGAACACTCTTCCGTCTGAGCTGATGTGGCATTCATCACTTGTTGAATGTCTTTCAAAATAGTCCTGTGCTAAGTCTGTATATTTCATTTTCAAAATTTTTAAATGATTTGTTTCCAGCGTAAAACGCCGATTAAAATAAAAAGGGCGAGAATCCCGATAAAGATTCTTCCGAACCAGATTTGAGTTTTCTGCCAGAACGTTAAAGGCTTTTCCACTTCAACAGGCTTATCAATATAGATGGGTGTTTGCTCGTGTTCTTTCAAGTAGGTTTCTCGCCATTGTTTGTATAATTGCTGCGCTTTTTTCTCACATTCTACCGTCAGCTGATTGCCCACCAGTTTTACTTTTGGATCTTGCAACCCGGAATCTTTTTTTGTAGAGCCTTTTGTTTTTGGTTCTTTCAAAATGGGTTTGCCGTTCACGCATTCGATATAGGCGTTGTAGAATGTACTGTCAGATTCTATCACATAAGTAGTGTCACGAATCGTTTTAACAGTTTCCTTCGTGTTGGTAATTACCACCGGTTCTGTATCTCTCTTGCTTGCGCAGGAGAGTAGAACCAGCGAAATAAAAACAATGAAAAAGAAAAAATTATGCTTCATTTTTTTAATTTTTAGCCATTCCACCTGGCAGGTGTAGGGCGAATGTCGTAGTGCACAAAAGTTTTATATAGTCCAAGACCTCCGTTGTGCATTTTTTTGTCTGTAATTAGTTTTAGTATTGTTTTGTGAACTTCCGTTGGTGTCATTCCTGGAATTGTGATGTCGCCAGCTTGCGCTAACTTATGCTTTGATTCTGGAGCTCCTCCTATTTTTTTATTATAGGCTGGAGAGCGGTAACCAGAATTAAGGTGTATTGGCTTTCCAACATAATCTCGCAATACTTGCAAGTTTTCAGCTAGTTTTTTGACGTTAGGAATCAAATTTTGAGGAACCGCTGTTCCATCTTTGCATTTGAATTCGTCTATGTTGAAGTTTTCTGTTAATTGCATCTGATAACTTTTAAAAACCGCCTCCCCGAAAAGAGGCGGAAAAATCAAAATTTAACTATGAAAAAAAAAGTGTTTTTAAGCCTGTACAATTGCGATAACGCCTTTCCAGTCTTCTCTTCTACATCTTCCCCCCGCTTTCAATAGCGCAGAATATACGTCACCGTAGTAGAGTGGATTACCTTTATCGTCGAACAATTTAGTTTCTCCTGTGGCCTTGGTTACAGAGTTCTTTTGCCACAATAGACAACCCAAGTTATCAGTTGCCGCTAATGCGGTTCCCGGAGCATTCACTACGCCCGCAGATGTGAAAGACAACACGTTGCTTCTTTCCAAGATCTTGAAGCCTGCGAATTCTCCTACAATTCCTTTCTGCAAGTCCGCTGATTGTTGGAATGCTGCCATTTGATTTGGCGTTAAAGAATCTAAGAACTGCTGGTACATAAAAGATTCCAGCATTGCGTATCTTTCTGTTTTCTGAACATTATCTTTGTTCATCATTGCTTGAGCTGCTTGCAGATCTTTATAGCTTAACGCTTTTCGAGTTCCTGTTTGTCCATCTACAGAGTTTACCGCTGTTGCTGCGCCAGTTGTTTCTATTTTTTTGCTTGCCGGCAAATTATCGGCTGTTGTTCCTCCGCCTGCGGCAGGTTTGAAAGCTCTCACCCAGTTGTACAACATCTCGTCTCCAACCGCTTCGATAAGCGTGTTCACGTGATCTCCCAGTACAGAATCTGTTTTCTGATAAGAGATTTCTAACTGATCTGCTAACGGCAGATGTGATGGATCTGTCGTCCATACGTCTAGCGCATACAGCACTGCTGTATCGTTTCTTTTCACAGCTGTTGCTGGGAAAACACTTCTGTTTTTAACGGTTGTTGGTTTTGCTCCGGCTTGTGGAACATATACAACCGAACCGCCTGTTACGAATTGCGATTCGTCATAACATAGAGCCAAATGCGGATTTTCTTTCCACAACTTCTCGATGATGTACGATGCCCACAGTTCCTGTGGTACTTTTGGATTTTGTGCCATATTTTTTAGTCTTGTTTTAGATTAGGATATTTTTCATCTCTCAGTCTTTCATAGAGATCAGGGAACTCTTTTCTTACAGTCTCTATTTCGTCTGAGCTGTATAGATCATCCCAAGATTTACCTTCGTATTTCCCGGCATCTTTGGTTTCTGTCACAGAAATCTGAGCAGGCAAAGAATCGATTAAGTTTTGCAAACCTTCCGGGTTTTCGGCATAGTCAGCTTCTAATTTTGCAGAAAGTTCGTTCGTTAGCTTTTTGTCGGCTTGACCTTTTTCGAGGATATTTTTAACCTCTTTTTTCACGGTTTCCGCTTTTAAGTCTTTTATTTCTACCGTTTTGGCGTCTAAAAGGTCTTTGTACTCATCGGCTTTATCAGCTTTGTCGATAAGGTTTTGAATTGCTTCGAGTGCCTCGTTTTCGGCAGCATCGTCACTTAGATTGAGAGCTGCTAATAATTTGGCAGCATCGATTGCATTTTTTGACATATCAATAAAATTTTCTAAATCAGATAGATTAAGCTCGTTGTCGTCTTTGTCGTATAGATTAGCGAGCGCATTGTAGTTTCCTGGAATATCAACAAGCGATATTTCTCTTGGAAACCATTTGGTAACGGTTGGTTTTGTTTGATTTGGAAGTTTAAGATCTTTGGCGTTTGAAGCCTCAAGAACCTTGATTTTACCAACCGAAGCGGCATTGTAGAATCCACACTCTACCTCGTTGGCTATTTTTTCGCCGTCTGGGTGTGAAAGATTAATTACTGGAGTAGCAAAGACTTTGTCATCTTCAACTCGGAAATCTGTCCATCTGACAACCACACCGTTATTTCTGTTGTGCATTAAATATCCGATTGGATTTTTTTTCACTTCATCCAGTTGTAGTCCGGCTGTCAAACATCTATAACCATAGACATTTACAGAATCATCAGTGATGACAAATTCCTTATCAATTTTTTTAAACTTATCGCTCATTATTAAATGTTAGATCTTTTATGAGTTCTTGGCTTAACGTGGTACATTCCGTAGGTTTTAGGGTCGATACCAACATTTGAAGCAAAATTTCGAACAGAACCGGTAGTTCTTTTGAAAGTTTTTTTCTCTTGATTGGCAAACTGATTTGTTTGCTTTACATCTGGATTTTGTGTTGTGCCTTCGGAAATAGTAGGTTTTAAATTATTTACCGAAGTATTAAAATCTGATATTCCAGTTTTGGCGATTCCAGATGATGCCGCTAAACCCATCATTGTTGCCATTAAAAGAAGACCTTTTCCCATTGTGATAATTGTTAAGTTTTAGAGTTCTCTGTCGTTGTGGGTACAAACTTCCAAAAACCATTAACGGATTGGAAATAAGTGCGCAAGGATTGCACAACTATTTCGTTTTAAGCCCTTTTCAATACAATTTTGTACCGTGAAATAGTATATATGGCCACAAGGAAACTAGAACAAAAAGAACACGCTCGTCTATTATATGTGAATGAAAGAATCACGTTTAAAGAAATTGCTGAACGTGTGAACGTAATGGAAAAAACCGTCGGTAAATGGGCAAAAGAGGAGAACTGGGATAAACTGCGAAAATCGCTTCTATCCACCAGACAAACTCAAATTTCCCGCTGGTATAATATGCTGGATGCACTCACAGAGAAAATAGAGCAGCGTGACAATCTTCCAACAAAAGCGGAGGCTGATGTGCAAACGCAAATTACCAACAGTATCAAAGCTTTAGAATTTGAAATAGGCTTAGGCGAAATGGTAGAGTGTGGTAAAAAAGCAATTTCATTCATCCAGAAAATCAATCTGGAAGATGCCAAGCTGTTCAAAAACTATTTCGATGAAATCATTAACGAATTGATGAAGAATGGCTAAGCGCAAAAAGACAGACAAAGAATGGCTTTCCGATTGGAAAGAGTTCGGAGACAACATCGACAACGCAACGCCGATAGATCTCTCAGAATCTTCTGTGGCGAAAATGAAGCGAATCAATCGCTTGGAGGAAAATGATGAGGAGTGGTTTAAATACTATTTTCCAAATTTCTACACTTCAGAACCTGCCGATTTTCATTTGGCCTCTACAAAGTTTGTGATGACCAGAGCAGAATTCTATCTCGTACGTTCCTGGGCTCGTGAGCTTTCAAAATCAGGAAGAACGATGATGGAAGTATTGAAATTGGGATTAACTGGGAAAAAGAAAAACGTTCTTTTGGTTTCCAATTCTTATGACAATGCCGAACGACTCTTGATGCCTTATATGGTCATCTTGGAACGCAATAATAGAATTATCAATGATTATGGCTCTCAAAAGAAAATAGGCTCTTGGAATGCTGGAGAATTTACCACCAGAAAAGGCGTTGCTTTCCGTGCATTAGGAGCTGGTCAATCTCCGAGAGGAACTCGTAATAACGAGATCAGACCAGATGTGATTTTAATTGACGATATCGACACAGACGAAGATTGCCGTAATTCTGAAATCATTGAAAAGCGTGTCAAGTGGATTGACGAAGCGTTAATTCCAACGAGATCTATTTCCAATGGTTTATTAATTATCGCTTGCGGAAATGTCATTGCAGACTATTGTTGTATTAGCGAAATGGGAAACAAAGCTGACCGTTGGGAAATCATCAATATTCGAGATGAAAACGGAAAATCCACGTGGCCAACCAAAAACACAGAAGAATTGATCGACATTGCTCTCAGAACGACGAGTTACGAAAGCATTCAAAAGGAATATTACAACAATCCGATGGACGGCGGCAAGGTCTTTAAAAACTTAGTAGATAAACCGCCAATGAAGTTGAGGCATTGTGATTTTGTCTGCATTTATGCCGATCCGGCAACCTCGAATAGCGAAAGTAAAAAATCATCGAGCAAAGCCGTAGGAATTATCGCTAACAAAGGGCTGGATTTCTCCATACACAAAGCGTGGGTAGATCAGATGACGAACGCCAAGTTTGTCGATTATCTCTTTGAGGCTTACTTGTTATGCGTGAATGCCGGTGTAGATGTGATTTACATCTATATAGAAAACAACACCCTTCAAAATCCTTTTTACGAACAAGTTCTTTTGCCTTTGATTTACGCAGAATCGGTTAAACGTGGTGTAACTCTTCCAATTCGTCCAGATGAACGAAAAAAGCCGGAGAAATGGACACGTATAGAAGGAACACTAGAACCTCTGGTGAGGCTGGAAAAATTGACTTTTAATGAAAAAGAAAAAGACAATCCTCACATGATGCGTTTGAAAGCACAATTCAAAAACGGAAACGCCAAAGCAAAACTTCTCGATGGTCCCGATATGGTGGAAGGTGCAGTTAAAATCATCGAAGATAAAAGAGCTTCCGAAGCGCTCGGAGCGGTAGAAATAATGAAACGTAAACCTAGTAAACATCGATTATGAGCCTAGTCAAGATAGAAGATTTATTCACAGAATTATATCCTGAAGTTATCGACGAAATCACCAGAACTGATGACGACGAAAAGCAGGAGCAAATAGATGCGGCAGAAGCTTTTGTAAAAGGTTTCCTTTTTAAATATGATTTAAAGGCACTTTTTGGAGATGCTGATAATGAAGCAACGGTAAAAGATTCTGCATTAAAAAAATGCGTAAAAATAGTAGCCGCTTATTTTCTTGTGAGAAAATCAAACCCCAATGTACAATTGGATCTCTTCCGGGAAGATTACATGCTGATGATAGGAACTAAAGAAGAGCCGGGCTGGCTCTACGAAATCCGAAACGGCGACATCAATCCCGACTGGCCATATAAACCGGACGATCCGCTAACACCGGAAGACGAAAGCACGCAACAAAGTGACGTTTACTGGACATCAACAACCAAAAGAACCAACCGATTTTAGAAGATGGAAAATCTACAATCTCAGCCAAGACCAAGACCAGAGGAAAAGCAACCGACATACATTATACAAGAAATCAATCTTGTAGCGCCAGACCGCACGAGAAAGGATGTGCAAACATTGAAAGATTCTGTAATAAGTGCAGAATCTATCCATTATCCCAACCGTGTGCAGCTCTATGACTTGTACCACGACGTTCTGTCGATGGATGGTTTTCTGCGTGGCATTGTTGAAAAGAGAATTAATTCTGTTCTCAATAAAAAACTGAAATTTTTGGATAAATCCGGGAAGGAAGTAGAAGCGCTTTCCAAATTGATGCGCAGCAATTCCGGACGTGACTTGATGACGAAGATTATGGAATCTTTAATCTGGGGAATCTCCGGGGTGCAGTTCAATGTCGGCAAAACGTTTAGCTGGAAAGAGATAAAGCGAAAACACATCAAACCAGAAAAAGGCATTATCACTAGAAGCCAATACGGATCAACTGTAGAAGATGGTTTTAAAATTGACGACTTGCCGTTTGTCTGGGTTATCGGCAAGAAGAAAGACTTAGGACTGCTTTTGGCGTGTTCTCTCTATGCGATTTACAAGCGTGGCAATTTTGGCGATTGGGCGCAATATGTTGAGATTTTTGGGCAACCCGTCCGAATAATGGAGTACGACGCCTACGATACCAAAACCAAAGAAGAATTGCGCAAGATTCTTAACGAATCCGGCAACTCTTTGGCTATGATGATTCCGAAGCAGGCAACATTCCAAATGTTGGACGGAAAGCAAAGCAACGGCGATGGCAAACTTCAGCAATCTTTCAAAGATGCGTGTAACGAAGAGATGGCAATTGCTATTCTCGGCAATACAGAGACTACGTCCAGCTCTTCCGGTTCTGGCTACGCTCAATCCAAAGAGCACGGCGAGCAACAAGATGAGATTACAGCGGCAGATTTAATTTTCGTTGAAAACTGTTTGAATTCTGATAAATTCTTAAAGATTCTGAAATCATACGGTTATGCAGTGGACGGCGGTAAGTTTGAATTTGAACTGCCTATTTCTCTGGCAAAACTCAAAGAACGCTTGGAAATTGATATTAAAGTTTCCGAGAAAGTACCGGTTTCCGATGATTACTGGTATGAGACCTACCGCATTCCAAAGCCAGATAACTACGAAGAATTGCGCAAGAAAATGGACGAAAAACAACAGATAATTGCGCAACCTGCCGTCGATAAGCCAAATGAAAATCCAGAAGAAAAGCCGGAAGAAAAAGAAAACGATCTCATCGATTTCTCAAAGCCAAATCTAATGGATAAATTCTTTCAAAAGTTAGCAGATTTTTTCGACCAAGCCCGACCTTGATCGGGCAAGTCAATGATCTGTACTCCACTCGTTGCGAAGATTGTGGCGGTTATCATTATGAGAATCTTGCCGACGAAGAAGACAGCTGGAATGATATTTACGAACAAATCGCCGCCGACATATTAGCCGGAAAAGATTATAAAATCAACAAAGATTTGCAACAAAAAACGGCCGAAAAACTAATATCAGCAGTAAAAAAAGGTTTTTCCAACGATGATATTTTATCCGACAAATCCATTCTGGCAAAGAAGCTTCTGGAGAATGTTTATGTTTTTTCTGCTGCTAAATCTGCTACCCAAATGAAATATTACAGAGATATGATGCTGGGCGAAGATGGAGCTATTCTGAGCAAAGATTCGTACATCAAAAAAATAGCAGACACAGGAGAAATATTCAACAAGAACTATCTATCTGCGGAGTATGAGAATGCTTATTATTCTACCATAATGGCAGACCAATGGAGCCGTTTTGCCGATGATGAAGTTTTGGAATATTCCACCGCCGGAGACAGCCACGTAAGAGCTTCGCATAAACTTCTGGACAAATACACCGCTCCGAAAAACGATCCGTTTTGGAAGACGAATTATCCACCAAATGGATGGGGATGTCGCTGTGCTGTAATTCCCGGAAAGCAAAGAAACGTTTCCGAAAGACAACAGGAGCGATTTGATGCGGGTAAAAACAGTTTGAAAATAGAAAATGAGAAAACGCCTTTTTATAATAATGTTGGTTTGTCGGCTCAGATTTTCGATGAAAAAAATCATCCTTATTTTAAAATATTTTCTAGGCCAGAACTGGAAGATGTGAAGAATGAGGCGAAAATAAAGAGCCAATACAGCGAATCTATAAAAAAATAAATGTCACCAGAAGAATTTTCCAAACTTGTAGAAAAAAAAGGCGCAGAGCTAAAGAACTATGCTGTTAATAGATTTCCTACGAAAGCGGGAAACATCGCTTTGCGGTTTGTAAACGGCAACTTTCGGGCGCAAGGGTTCCAGGGCGCAAGCTTTAAAAAGTGGGCGAAAAATAAACGTGGCGGTACTATTCTTATAAAAACAGGAAAACTGAGAGCGGCAACCTACTACACCACGCAAGCCGGGCAAGTAACGATAAAAAACCAAATGCCTTATGCAAAAGTGCACAACGAAGGTTTTAAAGGCACAGTTGCCGTGAAAGCGCACAAAAGGAATAGATATGGAAAAACGCAAATAGGCACCGGGAAATTTACCAAATCTGGAAAAGAGCGCACCAAAACAATGACGATGAAAACAGGCGAAAGCACCGTAAAAGCACATAGTCGAAAGATGAACCTGGAACAGCGCCAATTCATACCGACAGCCGCTAATCCTAGCCCTGTTCTAAACAATGCCATCGTGAGAGAGGTGACAAGAGATATTAACGATATAATGCAGTAATTATGGACTATTTTTTTTCTGAAATATTAAAAGATCTGATGAACCACATTTCCGCAGAACTACCGGAAATTAAATTCATCGATCAAGACCTGGGACAGCTCGCACAGGTTGGCGAACACGACAGACCTCCATTGGCATATCCTGCTATTTTGATTGATTTTCCCAACACAGATTACTCTGAGCTGGCAACATCGGCACAGCTGGCACAATGCAACATATCTTTTCAGCTGATATTCTCCACGCACAGCCAAACTTGGCACAAAGCTCCTGATGCTGTACAATCAAAAGGTTTGGAATATTTGGAAATAGAACAGAAACTATACAACTGCCTCAATGGTTGGAGCGAAAACTATTTCTCGCCACTCATCAGAACCAATGTAAAGAGTCAAAATAATAACGACATAGGACTCCGAGTGAGAACGATGACCTTCACAACCAGCTATGAAGATTACAGCACCAGCCAGGACGAAGTAAAAGAAGTAACATTTAGTTTTAAAACAGGATTAAAGACTAATTAAACAACGAGAGTTGCGCAGTGGATGGCTTTGGAACAGGAACACCTTTGATGTTCATCCATTGGCGGTAATTAATGTAGATATGATGCTTTGGGAAATGGTTTCTGACAATATAGGAATCCGGCACATCAGAATGCTTATATTGCTCATACACAGAGATAATGTACTGCAAGCGTTTGATGTAATTATTTCTATTATATGCCATTGTGTCACAAAAATAACTCTTTGCAACATACCAGTCAAGGCGATTTTTAGTGAGTAAAAGAATTCAAATTGTCAATATAACAATAATAATAATTGACATCTGAGGAATGAAGCAAATATCTTATTGCACCATCAGCGTAATTAAAATTAAAATCCTCTCGCACGCCTTTTTTTATTTGTAGATCTGATTGAATTTCTTTTCTCCAGAACGGCATTAATATACTACATTTACCTGCCACTTTGACAAAAGTATAATTATCTCCATTTACAATAAAAGATAAATTTACGGCATCATCATTCATTCCATTGTTTTTAAATTCTTCTATCTTTTCCGCAGATGTGTCGTTTGGTAAATAATAATATTCATACATCATTCCATCTAATGTTTCAAACTTACTGCCTTTTACTGCTTTGTAATTTGGTATTAAAATATTTGAAACATATTTAATCAAATCTTTGTCACTATTTTGCATTTTTTGCAGCATAGGAATATTTTGCCCGAAAGCAAAACCAGATAGTAATAAAAGTAATAGTAGTTTTTTCATTTTTTCGTTTTTTTCAAAATTACAGAAAATCCGGCGACTTTTGCGAGGGCTTCAAGATTTTCTAAGGACGGCGAGCTTTCGCCGCTGAAAATGCGACCTACCGTGGTTCTACTGATGCCTGCTTTTTTTCCAGCTTCAAAATTAGAAATCCCTTTTTCTAAAAGGGTTTCTGATATTTGTTTGATGATATTATTTTCCATTTTTTAATTAAATCGTGAAGATTGATTTTCGTCTATGTTGCGATCTTCCCAGATGAGGTAATCTTCCCAGAATTTCCAAGCCTGATTTAAAAACTAAAGAAACCCTCTTAGTTGAGGGTTTTGTTTTTTTATTATTGAGAAATTTTATCTCTGATAATCCAAGAATTTTCTGCCCATCCAATTGATTTTAATTCTTCATTAGTCCATTCTTGAAACTCATCATCTACATACTTAGCTAATTCATATTCGTCGCCTTCTCCATTAGTCTCTTCTAGTTCGTTAACATCTAATTTAGAGAAATAATCAAAAGCTTCTTTTAAATCATTGAAAGATTTGATTTCAGATGAACCATTTGCTTTTTTGTTGATGTTTACTTTGTAAGTTGTTTTCATAATCTTAAATTTTAATTGTTAAACTGTTATGTTATTTTGATAGAGCAAATCTAGTATAAAAAAATAATACGTTCCAAATATGGAACGTATTATTTTTGATTTATTTTGTAAAGTGTTGATTTGCAATATAATTATTTTACATTAAAAAAAACTAAAATAGTTTGTAATCTTTTAAAACCATTTAAAACTCTTTTAAAAACTCTTTAATCTCCCTTTCAAAGACTTTTAAATATTGATTGTCCACGGTCTGTTCTTCGCCTTGCTTTGTGGCTGTGAAGGTGTTGTAAGTAAAACCAGGCTCTGACAGCAGGAATTCTTCTGTTGGTGGATAGGTTTTTGAAAACGCTTTTATCTCGTAGCCTTTGCTCTGCAAGAAGGCGATAACATGTGGTTGTGGTAGGTGCATTTTTATTTCCATTTTAATAAGGTCTGGTGGTTTTTCGGTTAGGTTAATCATTCTTTAATATTTAACCAGATGAGTGGTATAGAGTAAAAAAAATCAGAAGGACAACCGGATAGATCATCCACTTTGTAAACCGATCCGAATTTCGAATGCTCATCATCATACTGGAAAATTTTAACTTCTTTTCCTGGATAAATATGTTTGCAATCTGAAGGGATGCCTATTTGTTTCAATTGCTCGGTAAGGCAGTCTATAACAGCTTTTTTACCTATAATGTTATTTTTATTTTTCATTTTCTATTTTTAAGACATTAAAAATTAAAAGGATTTGGACTTTCACCAATATAATCCAATGTGAACATTTTATAATTATAGTCGCCATCAGCCGTTAATTTCCAAATTTCGAGACTCTGGTGATTTCTAGGCGTAGCTTTATACATAAGATCGGCTGAAAAATTATTAGTTCGTTTTATCTCTTTTAATTTCGTTCTAAATTCATCAATTAAACTTTCAACGTAGCTTATATTACTATATTCTAGTTCTTTAACTTTTATACAAACTTGCAGCTCTTGCTTTGTATTAGCCGCTTTATGTTTTGTTATTTTCCACATTTTATTTCTTCTTTTTCAATTGTTTTCGTCTTTCCTGTTCAATCATTAAGATTTCCCAGGCTTGTTTGTTGGTGTAATTTTGCGGTAAATTTGCTTTTTAAACTCACAAAACTCTCATAAGTAGTCTCCCGAAAGTCTGCCGGATTTTGATAGATAATTGTATCCACAGCGCACTCCATCGTGCTAATCCATTGTTTGATAGAAATTCCATACACTTCGCCGTAAAACTCTTTTTCTATTTTTAAAATTTCCTTGAAATTTCGCTTTTCCTGGATGTAGCATTTTCCAATTTCAAATTTTTTAGTTTTCATTTCTTCTTATTTTTCGGTTTTTCTAAGTTCTATTTCTGTGTTAAAAATTTCCCATACTTCCGGGTGTAATGTTTTGGAAGTATTTTCAAAAGCTTTCGCCAGAGCATCATCGTACATCTTGCCAACATTGGTTTTCAAATCTTTCAAAAAAGCATCATAACTGAAGAGTGACTCAGACTTCTCTGTTTTCAATGATTCGGGTTTTTCCTTTGGTTTTTCCAAGTCTCTGATGGTTTTCTCTGTTGTCATCATTTCCGATGCTTTCCGAGTTATCAATCTGGATTTACCTATTTTGCTAAACTTGTCCTGCAACTCCTGTGGTAACTCGTGAAAGCTCTTACCTTTGATCTCTTCCGTTTCCTGTTTTTTCTTCTTTTTATTGATAAGCTTTTCACGAGTTGCGGATTTATGATCCATATACTTGTTACACCAATCCATTATCTCAAAAGTGTCGCACTTGTAAACTTTGCCAAAATCGCCCTGTCTTGCCATCTTGAACATTAGAACGACATCATCCAAAGAATCTGTTTTAAATTTCTCATAGATGTCGCCAGCGAGGATTTGGATTTGGTAGCCTTCCAATTCTTTTCCTGTTACTTCCAGAAAGAATTCTATGATTCTGATAATCTGGGAAACAATGCTTATTTTATTCCCTTGTGTTACGATAAGAGGACTGTTGATGATGGCATCAGAAACGCTCATATTTCGCTCCAATTTTACAAGAGCATTGAAAGCCTTCTTAGTCTCCGTACATTGCTGTAAGGTCGTCAGCGTTGTTTGCTGTGCTTCTTGTTTTGTTAAGCTTTGCGAAGTATTTTGCATATTGCTTCGGATTTTCTTTGATTGTCAAAATATAATTGAGATACTTATCTGTATTGCCTGGTCGGAAGAGTGTTGTTGGGCAAAGATGCTGGTTCATCGTTTCATTATTTTTCCAGTCCAGCGTTTTGACCTGTACAATCTCTTTGAGTTCTTGGATTGTATAGCCGTCTTTCAGTCTTGCCTTTATTGGAGCGAGATTGCTCTTTATCGGCTTGAATCTCTTACCTGCGAGTTCATTGAGTAGGTTTAAGATTTCTATTTCTGGGGTTGTGATTTCTTCCATAATTAATCGTCTGATAGAATTAAGTGTGCGACATAGATTATAACAACGATGAATATTAATTCTTCCATTCTTTCTAATATTTAAAATCTGTCCAGTGGATTATTTTACCTTTAAACCAGTAATTTCCTGTTGATTTTCCATTTTCTATTATTTGACTATGGAAATATTCAAAAAACTCTTGATAATTATCAAAACCATCATTAAAAGCTAATTCCTCCTGCTCATCATAATAAATATATTTGTCATTGCCTCCGATGTATGAATTAGCATCTGAAATAGTTATCTCCAGCATTTGACCTCTTCTTGTCATAAATATTTCTTGTATTGATATGACAGGAATTTTGGGAGCAAAACGAAACATATCTTTCGTTCTTGCATTGATGAAAAAATCAATTATAGTTCCTACTTTCCAGCGATTCTTTTCATCTTTTCGTATAGTGTGAATTTTTGGAACGTGATTGATTGAATTATCAAACTTAATTTTTGATACTGCGACATTGTTTACCGTTCCGTGATATTCCATTGGAATTATCTTCATTAAAGCCTTTGGATTAAATAGTTCTATTGTTTTTTCTCTGGAAATAACTTTTTCCTGAAAAAGACCTGTGATTATTTTCTCCGGAAAATAGGTTGGCTTATCGTTAATTTTTGTTTTGAAACTTAGTATCATTTTTCGGTGGTTTTTTAGAGATTGGTTTTACACGTAGAGCTTCGCGTTCTGGGAAAAGCTCAGACAGTTTTGATTTTCGTTTTTTGAGTGCCATTAGTTGTAAGATTTGGATTCTAATAAGTGTGCATTTACCAATCTGCCAGATATTTTCAATTGCTTCTGAGCATCCAGTAACGAGTTGTAGATGTTGTCTAACTTGCCAGACGAGATATGATTGATATTCTCAACCTTGGCTCTGCGACAGATTGTGCCTATCACATATTGCATCGTAACTTGTTTGTTCATCAGCTCGAAAACTGCGAACTGCGCTCCGATGCATCGTTTTCTTTTTTTGTCCAGCTCGTCCATTTGGTTGAGCCTTGCTTTTAAAAGAACATCGCACATCTCGTCTAATTCTGCCGGCGTGAGTTCTTTTGCGCTGCTGGTTCTGCCATCTGTAAAATTGAAAATAATACCAGCTCTTTGTTCTGTGAGACCTTCTTTGTTGAGAAGTGCAAATAATTTGTTTAATGTTGCCATTTATTTTGATTTTTATATTATTTCCAAATGTTATTTTTTAAATTAAAATCACGACCAGCTTTGTGGGAGAACATTGAAAAGATTCTATTTTCGGTAAGTTTTACCAAGGCTTGATAATAATTTCTACTTTCAAAAAGATTTGAATAATTCCCTAAGTAGAAAATCATCTCATTGCCAATCATTCCAATATATAAGGCTGGAGATACATTGAAGAATCCAGAGAGCGTGGTTTCCGTATTTGGCTGGATAGTCTCCAAGCCAACAGTCACAGGCACGGCTTTAACATAATCATTAATGTTAATTTCTGGCGGTAAAATATATCCCATTCCAGCACCGTTGGAGAACACTATTTCATAATCCGCTAATGTTTTCATCTTAATTTTATTTGCTCCAATCGGAGGAATCGAACCTCCGAGAAACCGTTTTGGATGTTATTTTTAATATTGAGATTCGTTATCGTCAATTGGTTGGTAACAGTAAGAGACAACCAACGCACCGAAAACAAAACCTACAGCCAAGCCGATGATTACGGCTATTAATACAATTGCTTCCATAATCAATCAATTGAGAAATTAAAATTTACTCTTTTGATAATACCGGATCCGAAATCGACCATCTTATATCCTCTGGCGTAGCGTGATGTTCTGATATCAATCATAGCCTCGTTAATAATGTCCATCCCAGCATTGAAAAGCTCCGAGTTGGCTCTATCTCTTACGCTGTTAAGCTCTCTGACTTTTTTCGGATCATAATTCCCCTGGGAATCCGTTTTAAGGAAAATTTTGATCATATCCATTAAGATTTTCTCATTCTCGGTATCACCCGCCAAACTTTTCATATACTCTTGGATCTTCACGATGCCTTCAGCCTCGGTACCATTGAAAGAGGGGCGTACGTTAAAGCCAACTTTGATACTTGCCGAGCCATCATCCAATGTAAAAGTGTGGCTGTCCTGTTCTCTTTTTTTGTTGCCGTAAACTTCCGCTCTCAACTCAATGGCCGTTTCGATATTTTTAAAGAGGTTTTCGATTCTAACTTCGATATCCTGGCGTTTGTCAATAAAGAAATCGATCTGACCGAGAACTACATCGTTCTCTAGGTTTTTTAGGAGTTCTTTTTTCTCACGTTCTTGGCGCAGCTCTTCTTTGCGTTCGTCTTCTAGTTTTTTCTTAAGTGCTTTTTTCTCTTCCGGAGAAAGTGCGTTGATGTCTATACTCATAGTGCGTTATTTTGTTTTGGTTAATTCTTTTAGTTGTTTTTCTCGGAACATCAGTTCGTCGTGGATCTTTACCCATTCTTCTTGGTAAGCATCATCTTCTAATCTTGCTTTTAGACCTTTGATGATTTCTTTTAGCTCTTTTTCGTCTGGTGGAAACATTTCTGTCATAATCTTAAAAAGGACTTTCCCAGTTGTTTTTGTTGATGTAATTAAGTTTGGTTTCAATCTTTTCTTCTAAATAATCCGGTAATTTATATGGCCTGGAATTAAGTAGTGCGCTTCGGTTTTGCTGGATAAACATCCGGTCAAAGTCTGTGAGATATTTCTCGCCATAGCTGTCGTACTGCAAGGCAATAGTTAGCTCTATAAATCTGTCGCTTTCTTGTTCTGTCATAGTTTTTTTAAGTAGTTTTCCGGCAAGGTTTGCCCAGTTGTTTTGAAAGCTTCTTTGTTTACGATGTAGAAGTCACGATCTTTGTCTGTAAAGCTTTTGCGAACGATATAGACCTCGTCTCCCGGTAGTAGTTCCGTTACCTGTATTAATTGCAGTTGATCCGTGAGGCAGTCTATTATTGCTTTCTCTCCGTTTGTGAATTTTCTTTTTGCCATTTTATATTTAATTTTTTTAGTCTTTTTGCCAATAGTTCTCTGCACCTTTGTCCCAGATCTCGTACCCGTGTTGGTGGAATTTTCCAAAATACCTTCCTTTTGAAAACGCCTTAAAACCTTCTACCCAGATTTTCAAATCTGCATCAAAATTGACCCTGTCGGCTGTTTTTCCCATAATCTTGTTGCCGTCCATCTGCTGGTTGATAATAAACAACTTGTTTCCAAACCGATCCCTACAGAACTTTAAATAGTCTTTAAAGTTCAAATCCGTGTATTGGAAACTGTCTATGAAGACAATATCTGGGCTTTGCCTTTTATCTAATCGTATTGTAAGATCTTCTACGCTTTCTTTGATGAGTTGTATTCTGCGCCCGCAATCTGCGAGACCGTGCATTTTCCAAGCATTTTGCATTGTTTTGGAATTGCCCTCTTCCAGAGAGTTGTAGAGGATTCTTCCTTTCTTGCTCAGCTCCTTTGCTAGTTGCAATAGGAACGCTGTCTTTCCGTTGCCGGATCTTCCGCTGACGGACCAAACACCACGGGCTTCTGGATTATCAAAGTTGTCAAACCATTCTCCGCCCCAATTGATCTCGTTGTACTTTGTCGCCAGCAGGTCTGTTGATGACCAAGCTTTCTTCATATTATGCCGCTGGTAAGTTGAGTACTTTTCTCACAAGATTCTCCGTTAGTGGCTCTCCAAGTCGCTGTGCCTCTCTCATAGACGGCAACAGCACATCGTGAAGCTCGCCATAGTTGTTGCATTCTTTTTGAAGAAATCTCACCAAATTGCCGTCTGATATTCCGGTTAAGAATTGTTGGAATCTGGTATCTACCGGGCGCAGCTCACGGATGTTGTATTTTATTCTGCGGTAAAACTGTGGCATTCCGTCTTTGTTTTTATTTTTTAGTCTTTCTATTTTATTGATGAGCTGATTGGTACCGATCATTACCAGTCCGCATTTTCCGTGCAGGTGGTCATACATTTCTTTCATATTACACAGCGTAGGCTGTTTCATATATTCCGACTCATCGAAGATGAGCGTAGGATTTCTGCCATCCATTTTGATCTTGATAAGTTCCTTTGTAATAGCGTTGAGTTTTCGTGATTTTGTGCCAACCAAAGGCAATCTGAGAGCTTCTCCAAGTTTATCAAGTAAGTCTCCTATTGTGTCCATAGATCCAACGGTTACTTTAAACAAATCTTTCGGATTTGACTTAACGAAGATGTCTGAGCTGAAGGTTTTACCGCTTCCGGTTTCGCCGATGATGATGGTAGTATTTCCGAAGTTTTTAGCATCTTCCAGATAAGAGATCATTTGCATAAATTGCGGCGTTTGTTTAGCCTGCCAAATGATTCTGTTATCATAATTAAATCCAATCGCCTCGGCAATCATTCGGAAATATTTATCATCGATGATGGTTTCCTTATCCGTGCCGTTTTGGAAGCTGTATTTTCCGTTCATCAGATTGGAGAGGTAACTTGCGGAGAAATTGAATTTCTTAGAAAACTCAGCAGGCGTAAATCCGTTGTCTTTTAGCCAGATTACCAGAGCTTCTATAATGCTGTCTTTGGTTGTATTAGTCATTTTGTAGATATTTTGCGTAGTCTATGTTTTTGTTGTTTAAGTAGTCGTTTTGCTCATCTGCCCAAGACTTATCCGCTTGTTGCTGCACTTTCTTTTCTTGTTTTTCGAGAAGCTTTTGCGCCGGTTGTAGTCGTTTGGCGTTGCGCTGATCTTTGTGCTGTCCTTTGCTGTCAACCAGAAGCATTTTTGCAAGTGTATTGTCTAGCTCTGGGTTTTGGATGAACATCTGAGAAACCATTTTGGAATCTTCTGCCACAGAATCAATAATCATTTCTTTGGTTGCTTTGTTGAATTGCCCAATCTTCGCCAGCTCTTCTGCATCGCCGTCTTTTCTGTCATAAAGTGCCATCGGTTGAACAAACTTCTGAGAAAGCATAAAAGAGATATTTTTCTCTTCGTTGTAAGCCAGAACCTCATTCAGATTATTGGAATCAAATTTGATAGTCCAATCGAGGTGTGCGTACATTCTGAAATTGACATCGAAGCTGTCAAACTCCAATTTCTTTCCATTGATCGCAACGTGCAACCCGTTGTGAGATACTCTGTTCGTGAATCCTGTTGTTTCCCCGAAGTGTTGTAAGTATTCTTGCTGAGTGATTGCCTTTTTAGCATCAGAAGGCATTTCCGCATAAGCTTGTAGGTATTTTTCAACCAATCTTTCACGCTCCATTTCAATCATTCTAATCAATTGCATTCTACATCCGTCTTCATCCGGAAAAGAATGTCTGATTTTATTCAGGTACTCATCATTGGGCTGTAATTTAGATTTTACGCCTTGACCGCTCCAGTTAGGAGCAAGTTGGCAATATGTTTTGTTAAAGTATTTGAACCACGGCTCTATGACTTTAGATTTTGCGTTTCCAACCTTCGCAGGTGTGAATTTGTCGGAAAGAATCTCGTAAAACGAAGTCATTTCTTTCTTAGCATAATTATCCGCCTGGATTTGCAGAACCTTGTGTTTTTGACCGAATAACTCTTCTGTGTGTTGAACTGCATTTCTAAGCGCTGCTTTGATTAATGCCGCATTTTCTTGTGTTCCGATGGCATAACCGACAGGATATTTAACGGAAGGATCCAGAACTACCACAATCGTCAGTCTGTTGTGATAAGTGGTTACATTAGTACCTTTCAAACCAGCTCCTGTTTTTTGATAAAGAAGTTCCGCATCCCAACCGTCAACAGTCCAATAAAGAAGTGGAGACGATGGTGCTATTCTTTTTACCTGCATTGCAATCTTATTATCAAAAGACTTCACACCTTTTGTTCCTGCGATAGTCAGTAGATTCCACTTGGTTCTGTAGTTTCCTATTGTTGTAGGTGCTAGTTCGGCCCAATTTTGAACGCTTGCCACGGTATTGTAGATTTTGCAAATCTGTTCGTTATCAAGATTTCTATGATCTCTCAACAATTGGCGAAGCGTTGCCTCTTGCTGGTTGTCTTTTACTTTGGCTGCTTTCTTATTTCCGAAATTCTCAGAGATCAAAGCCGAATAACCCTCTTTTTTGAATTCTTCCAATTTCTCTTTCAATCTTCTGACAGATTTTGGAAGCGTGTGTCCAACTTGTGCTTTTACATCCTCGGATGAAAGAGCTGCATCTTCCCAAATCTTTGTAAGTGCAGCCTTTCCACCTCTGGATTTTCTGAACATCACTTTTTCTTTGATGTATATATCTATCGCCTGCAACATCTGAGCGTTGATGGTGTATTCGTTTTGTGTTTCAGCAGGTAGCGTTCTATAGTCATCTAGAAGATAGTTGGCGTAGAAATCCTGCGCTTCGTAATCATCTTTGAAATGGTTAAGAATAAGATTCTGAGTGTTTTTCTTAGGCGGATAACCGATTTTTCTTACAATATCAATTCTGAACCGTTCTGGGATAGAATCAAAATCAATTCTAGCAATGTTACCAAGACCCCTAGCAGTGGCAACTTTGTTCATTTTGCCTGTACTGCATAGATATTTATAATTAGATTCTGACATTATGCCTAAATCCTCATATAACGCTCTTGCAGGTAACGTTAAAGTATTTTGATAAAACTGATACATTGATTATTGATTATAGTCGGTTCTGTAATGGATATTGAAGCACTTGTTGAATAATGAGATGAATAAACAGTGATGAATCACAACACCAACATGTTTTCTGTACTTGATAATTGATAATAACATATTCATAATTCTTCATTAATTGTATTTAAAGCCTTCTCTACATTAACACAGGTTGCTTTGTATTCCTTTTTCATCTTGTCTGGAAAAACCCCTTTTCTATCACCAGTAATTGATTGACGAACATATCTTGGTGTAACTGAATATTTTTCTGCAATTTTTTTAATTACATCAGTGTTATAAGCGTTTCTTTTTTGTGTACTTTTGCTCATCTGTCTTATTTGTTCCTATTATGTGAACAAATATAAACACAATTTGTGAACATAAACAAATAAAAATTCACATTATGGGAACTAATGTTGATAAATCTCTGATTTTAAATAAAATAAAATTTCACTATGGTTTCAAAAGTGACGCTGATTTTGCTCGGTTTTTGGAAATTAAGCCGAATACACTGTCAAATTGGTATGTAAGGAACACCATGGATTATGAAAGAGTGCACACAAAATGTGAAGACATAGACGGTAATTTTATATTAACAGGAAAAGAACCTATGTTAAAAAGCTCCAATTCAGTAAATGAACCAGCAACTTCTTATTTCACTGATAAACAACCGCAAGTAATAACCATTGATTCCCATAATCAAGATAACATTGTATTGGTACCACAAAAACTTAAAGCTGGTTATCTACAGGGCTATAATGATCCAAAATTCATTTCAAAACTTCCGACTTTTAGAATGCCCGGTTTAAATAATGGAGTCTTTCGGATGTTCCCCGTTGAAGGTAATAGTATGTTTCCAACCCTGACTAATAATTCTTATGTAGTAGGTCAATTTGTAGAAAACTGGATAAAAGACATTAAAGACAATAGAATTTATATTATAATCTCTAATGAACTTGAAGACGGCTTGGTTAAGCGTGTGATTAATCGAATTGACAAATACAATAATCTAATTTGTAAGTCGGATAATAGAAGAAATTTCCCAACACAAAATATAAATCCTTCATCAATTAAAGAAATTTGGGAAGTTAAATTACATCTCAATTTTGACTTACCAGATCCGGGTGAACTTTATGATAGGATGAATGATCTGGAAGCAGAAATGGAAGAAATGAAACGAAAACTTTTAAAATAA